CTGGTTCGCCAGGTACAGCAGCCCGCCTGCCTCGGCGACGCTCGAGGACATCGACTTCGAGTAGCGGGCGCTGATGTTGGAGATGTCCTCTTCGAGCAGCTTGAACCCCGCATCGGGCATGGCCTTGGCGAACTGCTCGTTGATCTCCCGGATCGATCCCTCGGAGAACTCCATCCGCACGCCGTTGATGACGTAGACGCGCGGCTTGCCGTCCTTGCCTGCGACGAGCTTGCGCTGCATCATGTGCGGCGTCAGGTCATCGAAGTCGATCTCCTTGAACAGCTGGTTGTGGAACGCCTTGCCCTCAGGGGTGTTCCTGACCCACGCGATCCCCTCGTCGGTGAAGACGTGGGGGATGTAGTTGGGGAAGCTCGGGCGCTGCATGCCCTCCTTCTCCATGAGGTCTGCAGCCATGTCGTAGAAGGTGTTGAGCGGGGTGCCGCCGACCGTCTCGGCGGTGTGCACCATCGCTTGCAGACCGTCATGGCCATGCTCGGCGACGAGGCGGTTCCACTCTGCCGAGAGCAGGCCGTTGACCTTGGACCCGGCGATGCCCGCGCCCTTGCGGTAGTTGACCAGCGCCGCAGCGACACCGAAGCTGATGTCCCCACGCCCGGTGAGGATCTTGCCGATGGCGTCCTGCAAGCCGCGCTCGGAACGCCAATACCGCATTGTCGACAGCGGGCGTGTAGAAGCAATGGCGTTCCGAGCGCGAGCAGTGGCACCACCGACGCCCTGCTCGATCCCTCCGGAGAAGGGGATGCGCCAGCCGCGCCCCTCCACCCCGTGCGAGATGAACGGGAGCTTCCAGTAGTAGCCGCGGTCAAGCAGCTGCTCAGCTCCATCGGTGGCGAGGTTGATCGCTCGGCGTTCGACGTTGCTGAGCGACTGCAGGCCGACGCGTCCGACCCGCTCGGCAACCTCCTGCGAGATGCCTGCGCCAGCGGCGCGGGCGGCCAGGCCGACACGGGCGCGTGCCCCGGTGCCTGCGATCACACCGGACCCGGTCAAGTAGTTGAGCGGGTCCATGGCGAGGTCGCCTGCCAGACCGATGCCCCGGTCCAGCCACTTGTTGCCGGTCGAAGCGACGATGTCTCCGAAGCCGAAGGTCGGATCGTTGAACTGGCTCCACCAGTCCGACCAGCTGGCGTCGCCGTCGCTACGGCTCTCGGCGTTCAGGCCGAGGGCATCGAGCCCCTCGTTGAGGGTGGAGGCGACGAACCGTCGTGGTCTGTCGAGGACGTCGAGGGCTCCGAAGATGGCACGGCCGGGTACGGAGTTGGCGACGGTTCCGAGAACACCGCGCCAGCCACCGGGCCCCTGCTCCTGCTCTGGCGGGGGCCCGGTGCCTAGGCCATCAAGGATGTCATCGAGTGCCGTGCGTCCGCCGCCTGGCTGTTCCGGCGGTGTGTACCCAGGCAGCGGCGTTGTCTGTCCAACGTTGAAATTCCCGGTGCGCTGACCTTGCCAGGCGGGAGGCTGGCGACCCTGCAGGATGCGCTGCGCCGTCCCGGCGTTGGCGGTGGTGCCCTGCGGACGGGCGAGCGTGCGCGTCGGTGAGTACACCGAGACGGCACGTCGTCCACCCCACGCTCGGTTGGCCTGCTCCTGGAGGGTAGGCATCAGGTGTACGAGATCAATCCGGGCTGTGCGCCGGTGGGAATGCCTGCGTTGGCAACGTTCTGGACACGCTGCGCATACACCTGCTGCAGCGGGCTAGATCCGGAGAGCTGCGCTCGGTAGACGGCGGCCATCGCCGCCCCGTACCCCGAGCCTCGGCCGTAGATCTGGTCGGCGGCCCTCTGTCGCGCTTCTAGGGCGTGGCTGCGTTGCTGGTAGGCGCGCTTGAACTGGTTGCGTGAGTACGTGCGCTTGTTGACGATGCCCGTCGTCGGGTCGTACTCCCAGTCCTCGTCGGTGTTCTGCTGTGCCAGTCGCCGTCGCTCTGCCTCAGTGCGACCGGCGGTCTCGCCGGTCTGGATCGGTCGACGACCACCCACCGTGGCGTTGGTGAGGTACTGCTGGATCTGGTCCGGTCGACGACCACCCACCGTGGCGTTGCGAAGGTACTGCTGGATCTGGTCCTCGGTCTCTGGCTCCTGGGTCTCGCCGGTGGGCACCTGGCCGGTTCGCCCGTACTCAGCGATGGCGCTGTAGAAGTCGTCGGCAGCACCCGCTGGAGGGCGCGGCTGCTGCGGTGCCTGCGGTGCCTGCGGTGGCCTGCCGCCTGTCGGACTGGGGCCAACGAGGTTGGAGAGATACTCGTCGATCGCTGTCTGGTTCTCCGGAGTGAGCAGCGACCCCCGCGGTGGCACGTTGACGTCAGCGCCGTAGATCGAGGAATCCCATGGCCCCTCCCGCTGCGGCAGCTCGGGCAGCTCCGTCCTCTCACCGGCGAGGTACTGGTTCATCAGGGCGAGCGCTTCTTGCTGACGCCGTGCGTCGCGCGCCTCGATGCGTGGCTCGGCGTACTCCACGCCCGGTGGAGTGGCCCACGACTGTCCCGGCATGTCGCTGATCGGTCGGCCTGACTGAATCCAGTCGCGCTCGAACTCCCGCCGTGCCAGATCCTGAGACATCCCGGTGCGCATGAACTCGTTGGTGCGAGCGACCTGCGCCGCCTTCTCCTCGTCCATCGGCGGGATGTTGGCAGCGTTGCCCTGGGCGATGGCGTTGTAGGGCCAGCCCTGCTGGGTCGGCCGACCGAGCATCTCGTTGTACTCGTCACGGGTGACGCCAGTGCCGATCGCGTGCGGCTGCAGCCCGTAGAGGCCGAGGCTGTTCTGCCCCCACTCGTTGTAGTAGCCGGGCTCCATGAACTGCTGGCTCGTCGCTGCTTCTGACCCGGGGGGTCCCGTCAGCGTTGTCGCCATCCGCTGCAGGTAGTCGGGTCCAGACAGTCCACGGTTGGTCCCGCGCTCGGCGATCCCCTGCTCCACCAGCATCCGGTTGTAGGCGCTCTGCGGATCGCCGACCCCGACACCGCGCCCAGGCACATTGGGGACAGGTGGATAGGGCTCGACCGCAGCAGCGGCGGTGGCTGCCGGGCTGGCCGGTCCGGCCGGGAGCGCGTTCATCACCGGTGCGTTCGGGTCCACCGGTGGCAGCTGACCGATGCCAAGGGCGCGGTCCAGATCTGGGTTGCCGGTGGAGCCCGGCGGCGTGGGCTCCTCGCCAGAGGTCCTGGCCAGCGCATCCCACATCACATCCTGGATCGCTGCGGTCTGCTCAGGGCGCAGGTCCCCCCGCCGAACCACCTTCTTCGTGCCCGGCCCAGCGGGACCAGTGCCCAGTGTCTGCGCGCCCATCAACCCGCGCACCTGCGGGCGGGTGCCAGTGCCACCAGCGGCGGTGATGGTGCCCGCATCGAGATCGTTGAGCAACCCTCGCCAATCGCCGCTGGCTCCCTGGTCAAGTCGTCCTTCGACCGCGGTGAAGATGCGATCGTCGTCGGCGATCTGCGGGTTGGCAGCGATGAAGTTGCGCAGCTCGGTCGGGTCGGTGATGTCGCGGGCCTGCGAGATCAGGTCGTCGTTGGCGTTCGGCTCCTGCTCGAGGGCTTCGGTGATGCCGAGACCCTGTGGGTTGATCTGACCCATGTCGTTCTGGATCTGGCTGTACACCTCACCCCAGCGCAGCGCCTCCTCCATGTCCGCAGCTCGGCCACCGATCACGGCGGTGTTGGACATATCCAGCACCCGACCGATCTCCCGATTGCGCTGCTGATCGGTCATGTTGTTGGCGTTGGCGACGTACCAGTCGTACCAAGCCTCCGGTTCGAGGGGGGCAGCCTCCTCCATCGTGCCGCCCTCGTAGTCCGCCGGTGCTTCTGACCGCGTGTCGGGCACACCTTCACCTTCGACCAACGCCCAGTTGGTGTCGGCGACGAACTCAGGCGCGCCCGGCGTCTCGCGTCCGGTGGTGCCACCACCCCCAGCTTCCGGCCCGGGTGCTGGTCCAGACGGAGGCACCCAGTTCTCGTTGCGCAGCATGTCCTGGTACGCCTGCTGCATCGCCGCCTCGTACGGTTCCAGCTCTGCCGCGGACTCCTGCCACGCCTGGTCCTGTGCCTGCCACTCGGGCCCGAGGAACGACGCCGCGCTGTACTCCTCGAACGGGCTGGGCAGACCAAGCTCGTTGAAGTGCTCCATCAGCTCGGACGGTTCCTCGGTCCGCTTGACCAGCTGACCGTCGACCTCCATGATCTCCCCGGCCGGAACGACGGTGCCATCGGGCATCGTCAACGATCCGGTGCCGCCGATCGGTGGGATCTTCGAGCGGATGTCGTCGATCTCCGTGGCTGCGGTATTCGCCTTCGTCCAGTCAATCTCGCCGGTCGGCTGCCCATCGAAGTCGAGGGCGGGGAAGAACATCGCCAGCTCCTGGGCGAGCTGACCCTCGGGGTCCTCCAGCACCTTCGCCTGGATCTTGCGGATGGCGCTCATCGGCGTGCCGCCACCCTGCAGCTCGGCAGCGATCATTCCCTCAGGTGAGTTCGGGGTGTTGATGTAGTTCATCCACCGCTGGTACTCAGGGGAGTCGACGACCTCGTAGTTGACGGTCGGAGCGAACGCCTGCTGGCTCCACCCACCGATGCCGCCACCACCCTGGAACAACGGGTCGGCGAGCAGCTGGTTGAAGTCCTGCAGCTGGTTGAGCTGCTGGGTCATCGAGTACGGGTCGCCCTCGAGGTCGTACTGGGGGATGGCGTTGGCGAAGTTCATCTGCTCGCCAGTGAGGATCGGGGCCAGCTCTGCTGCAGCCAGCTCCTCCTCGGACATGTTGTCCATGGCCTCAGCGTTCTCCTGCTGCGAGGCGAGGTACGCCTCCAGTAGTCGGCGAATCGTGTCGCCCCCGTAGGCGTTGCTCATCGTGCCCCCTGACCCCACAGCTTGAGCAGGTTCTGGATGCCAGCGAGATTGAGCTTGGTGCCCTGCGTGCTCCCGATCATCTCGAGTAGCGGCTGCAGCCGGGTGGAGATCAGCTCGTTGCTCTGCTGCCAGTTGGCCTGGCGACCCTGGTTGGCGACGTCCTGGTTGCGCATCAGCGCCTCACGCTGCCACTGCTGTCGCATCAGGCTGTTCTGGTAGTTGCGCTCGTTGGCCTGCTGCTGCCACTGGTTGTACGCCCCGGCGCGCGCCTGGTTGATCCCAGCACCGAGGCCGCGGACCTGGGCACCGAGCCCCTGCTGTGCGGTGTTGGTGTTGAGCGCCACCTCGTTGAGGCGGGAGTTCTGCGACGATTGGTCGGCGGCAGCGAGCACACCGAGCAGGTTCTGGAACGACGCCTGGTCGCCCGCCGCGGCCTGGCTCACGTCCGTCACTGCCTGCTGATCGCCGCCGCCGCCAGCCGTCTGCTGCAACCCCACCCCGACCGGACCTACCTGCGGGCCCTGCGCCACCGGGGTGTTGGCGTAGGCGTTGGAGTAGTTGCCCTGCAGCGCCTGCGTCGCCCGGGTCCCACCCGCGGTGATCGCCGCCTCGTCGGCGGCCCGAGCCTGCTGCAACTGCTGCTGCGCCAGGTTGTACTGCGCCGGGTTGAACGGCTGCAGCGCCTGCCCCTGGAAGGCGGGGAGCTTGGCCTGCTGCAGCGCCAGCGCCGGGCCACGGGTGCCGAGGGCGGCGAGCATCTGGTCGAGCATCGCCTGGGTCATCGCCGCACCACCACCACCACCGCCGCCGCCGCCATAGCCACGACCACCACCACCGGGACCACCCGGTCCGGTCGGTGCGGCGGGTCCAAGCGGCGAGCCGGGGTTCTGCATGTAGCTCGTCATGAACCCCTCGTAGTCGCCACGCTGACTCGGCGTGGTCGACCCCATCCACCACTCACGCGCCCCCTGGACACCGGGGTCGTCGTAGTACGACCGCTGGGTCGCAAAGCTCTGCGGTCCGGCAGTGCGCAACCCCGGAATGTTCTGGGTGATCTGCTGCGGACCCCGGCGCGACTGACTACCGCCGGTACCGCCCCGGTTGCGCACGTACCGTGAGGCGATCTGCCACCCTTGGTTGCGTCGGTTCCGGTTGCCAAGACCACCGCCACCGAATGCCATCACAGACCTCCAAACACTGAGCGCAACGCCTCGACGTTCTGCGCGGCGAAGGCGATCTCACGTTGCTTCTGCAGCTCGAGGTCAGCGAGCGCGGAGGTGCGCTGGCTGCCGTACTGCGCGGCGTTGAGATCGAACTGACGGAGCTGCTCGGTGAGGTCGTTCTGCATATCGCCGTACTGGCGCGTGTAGTCACCGAGGTAGTTGGACATCGAGCGCTGCATCACGCCCGATCGGACACCGCCACCGCCGAATCCTCGCTGTCCGAACTGCGAGGTGAAGCCAGGGACCGAGCGCTTGAACCCGGTCTGGAACTCCGACAAGGCGCGGTTGCCGCGCTGCTGACCGAGCGTGCGCGAGTAGGTGTTCGCCGCCATCTGCGCGGCGTACTGATCGTTGACCCCGCGTCGTGCGGATTCGTAGTAGCCAGCGTCAGGTATCGACATCAGTCAGTCCTGATGATGTAGGTGACGACGCAGAACTCAGGGATCTGATCGATCCCGGCGGTCCCCTTCTTGCCCGAGTTGCCGATGTACGACGGCACGTTGACAGGGTGGGTGTGGCTGGCTGACTGGATACCCGAGTCGCCGGTGAACGAGGGCGGATTGACGGTGTGGGTGTGCGCCGCCTCGGTGTCGGTGATCGTCGCATGCGACCCGGTCCCGACGTAGCCGATGATGCGGGTCGACGCGCCAGTCGTCTCGGCGTTGTTCTGATAGCTGCCAGCGTGGCTGTGCGCTCCGCCGCCACCGGTCGCGAACGACCCATGATCGTGGGTGATCTTGTGCGTGTGGTTGGCGGACTGGTTGCCCGAGTTGAACTGCCCATGGTCATGGGTGATCGTGTGATCGTGCTCGAGCAACGACGCTTCGTAGGAACCGCCGACCTTGCCCACCGTGGAGAACCGAGTGTCAGCGGTGTCGACGCCGATCGGCACCCGGTGCCGTAGGTCGGGCAGCTTGAACGTGCCACCGCTACCGCCGTAGCTGTAACCGAGCACTCCGAACAGCACGGGGAAGGCGGCAGCCTGCAGCGACGATCCATCGCACAGCCTCCACCGTCCTGCCGGTGCGTTCCCCGAGCCCCACATCATCATCACGCCGATCGGCAACAGGGCGTCGACGTAGCTCTTGCGCGCTGCGTCGTTGGCGCTGAGCGGTTCGGCATCGACGAGCTGCAGCGGTGCCATCATGCGCACCCGACCATCTCGGGCGATGACCTCGGTGTTGATGTAGCCGACCAGCGAGTCGTTGTTGTCCTGCACCTCCGCCGCGTCGGCCGGGGTCAGCGGCTCGATCGGATTCGGATAGGTGAATGCGCCCACTAACGGAACCTCCTCATCACGACCTTGAGAACGATCGCATCAACACCCCAACGCGCCCCGGGTGTCGCGCCTTCGACCCGCAGCTGCAGGGCCTTGCACAGCCCGTAGCTCGATCCACGACGCAGCGATGCCCCCTGCTTGGCGGGGCTGGTGATCACCGGAGGTGCGCCAGTCTCGTTCCAGCGCGTCCCGTCGTTCCAGTTGAATGCATTCCAGACCGCTGCCACTTGACCTGGAACCTCGGGCGGGACGGCAGTGATCCGTCCTGCAGGGACCGTCAACGTATGTTGACGGCGAGCGTTGAGCTCCTCGTAGTCACGGTAGCTGCGGACCCGGAGGTCGTGGTCGAACCCGGTGATGCGGCAGATGAAGTTGGGACGGCGGAACGACTTCTTGCGCGTCGGCCAGTCGTTGGTGATCCACGGCGTCCGGTACACGGTGGCGAAGGGCTCGTCGCCGGGCGCGCCCATCATGATGATCTCGGCGTCGGTGTCGGTGACGATGTAGCCACCGGTCTCGCTGGAGCGGGCAGCAGCGGTGTTGTATCCGAGCACCGACCAATCCCAGATCGTGTCGACGGCCGCCTCGCTGTTGGCCATCACGCGAACGACGCAAGGCACCTCGGGAGAGCGCAGCACCGCCATCGGCCTGATCTCCGAGTCGACGTTGGACCCGGCGACGAGCGGCCCCGGCGCACCGGTGGTCGAGGCGTAGTACGTCCACGCGCCACCGCCGATCGAGGGATCGAAGATGAGTACGCCGATGCTCTCGTCGGTCGCCCCGTCGTAGTCCCACGGCACCGTCACCCATAGCTTGCGACCGATCCAACCGACCCAGACGAGATCGGGTCGATGCAGTGACTCGAGGGCGATGCGGATCTGCTCGGAGATCTCGAGCGGACGCTCACCGTTGTAGGCGTAGATGCCACCACGGTCCGACGCCGAGTAGAAGAACACGAACTGCTCGTTGCGCCCGACCCCCTGCGGGGACACGGCACCGATCGTCGAGGACTTCTGCACGAGCTGCCACGACTCGGCGTCGTAGCCGTACAGCGCCCAGATCGAGTCGTTCTTGAAGATGAGCAGATGGTCCTCGTAGCTCATCAGCGCGGTGATCTTGGACCCGCCGGTGAGGATGTCGATGAAGTCCGCCTGCGCCCAGTCCTCGGGGCTGGTCGGGTGCGACCAGCGCAATCGGTTGGGGAAGCGAACCCCGTCCTCTGAGGTGTTGGCAGCGAACAGGTAGCCCGAGTGCGCCTCGGTCATCTCGCAGCGCGGACCGACGTTGAGCACTGGGTTGAGGTAGTCGTCGTTCCACGAGCCAGCCCCGGCCTCAGTGAGCAGCACCGGCGGAAGCTCGAGGCGACGGCGGACCATCTGGTGCTGGTGTCCACCAGAGATGTACACGTCGTCACCGAATCCGACGAAGTCAGCGAGGTGCGGGTTCGCCTCGACAGTGATCCCGAGATCGAAGAAGGCACCGTCCGGGTGGCTGTAGAACACCTTGTTGTTGGCAGCGATGTAGATCATGTCGGTGCCATCGGAGAACTGGATGAGGAAGGCACGGTGCGGGTCCCACGGCCCACCCTCGGGGACGATGTTCTGCGACCAGCGATCCCAACCGCGCCGCGTGTAGATCCCCCCGACCGGGTCGATGGCGACGTTGCGCATCTCCGGTGACTCGTTGGAGTTGAGCTGGAACTGGTTCTTGCGGAGGTTCAGCCCACCGGTGAAGTCGATGAGGTTGATCGGCTCTGCACGGTTCGGCATTACGGCGCTACCGGTGGGCCCCAGACGACCGGGTTGAAGGTGATCGTGGCAGTCGGCACGCCGATGTTGAACACGAGCGGGCGATGGTGGCGCGGGCGACAGATGGCGTTGTGCGCGGTAGTGAAGCCGTTCTGCCAGCGCGTCATGTAGACGTTCTCGAGCACCTCATCTTCCTGCTGGGCGTAGGCGAGGGCGATGGCGTAGTGCGCGAGGAGGATGTGCAGCCGCGGGTCGCAGTCGGGCTCGGCACCGGCACCACCAAGCAGCCAGTCATGCGACAGCCGGTAGCCACGCAGGTGGTAGTGCCGCTCAGCGGTACCTGGCGTGGGCCACAGGATGATCTCGCGTCCGTACAGGGAGTACGACGCCGGGGTGGACGAGCCCGCTGACTGGCCGCCGACGAAGTTGTCCTCGCCTGCTTCGTTGGAGATCTGGATGAGGCGCACGCCGGTAGCCATGTCCATCAGCGACATGATCCCCGCCGGGTCGCAGTCCGCTGGCATGAACACCGTGCCGTCAGCAGGCAAGTAGGCGACATCCCAGCGCGTCTCGTAGAAGGGCCAGCGCACCTCGAGGGCGATGGTCCGCTCGAACCCCTCAGAGAAGTAGGCATCGAGCAGCGGGTTGGGCAGCTCCTCCTCATCGACATCGAGCTGAGTGCGGACGTAGTCGCGCAGCTGCTGCAAGTTCACAGTGGCTCGTTCGGATTGCGGCCAGCGTGGAAGATGCAGTAGTCACTGCCACGCACGGCGGAAGCACCGCATGTTCCGTTCTTGGCCCAACAGCCCCTCGGCCCGGCGTGCGGTGGCCGCGGCTTGGGCTTCTTGTACGGCGCGGTGGAGTGCAGGGCAGGGCCGACGTCGGGCGCTGCTGCATTCCCGATCGTCGACCCAGCCCGCTCACCGACGAGCTGATTCGCCGTGACCGGACCTTCTCGTCCCGTGTGCTGAGTGGTCCCGTACGGTCCAACGTCGCTC